TCATGATGGGCCGGTTGGAGGGGTTTAAGTTTGTTGAGGATGCTGTGCAAGAGCTTCTTGACAAAAACCCTAACCTCTGAGGACTTGTAGATGATTGAAACTCCATTGGAAATAAAATGGGCGCAGGAGTTTGCTGAAAAAGCAGAAGCCGAAGCCAAGGAAGTGGCCGCAAGGGCTGCTGCTGAACTTGTTGCTAAAAAAGAGCATCAGGAACAGGTTGGAAACATCAAAGAGCACTTGCCAAATCCTACTGGCTGGCGCATTGTGGTTCTTCCTTATCGCGGTGTCGGGGAAACCAAGGGCGGCATTCTGTTGCCCGGACAAACTCTGGATCGGCAGCAACTGACAACCACTTGCGCGTACGTTTTAGCTGTCGGTCCGCTGGCGTATGCCGATACTGGGAAATTCCCGTACGGCCCGTGGTGCAAAGAAGGTGACTGGATCATCTTTGGCCGCTACGCCGGGGCCCGGATGAACATTGAAGGTGGAGAAATCCGCATCTTGAACGATGATGAGATTTTGGCAACCATCAATGATCCCAACGACATTCTTCACATGTAAGGAACCACTATGTCACGCCAATTTATGAATGACAACCAACTGGAATTTGATCTGGGCGAGAATGAAGTAGCTACAGACATTTCCGTTGAGGATGCCCCCGAAGAAAACTCTTCTTCGGCTCCCATGGAGTCCCCGCAAGAGCAAAGAAGCGAACTGGATGAGGTAAGTGATAACGTCCAGAAGCGGATATCCAAACTCACCGCCCGGATGCGTGAGGCAGAACGCCGGGAACAGGCCGCAGTTGAGTTTGCTCGGGGTTTGCAGACCGAGAAGCACAGTTTGCAGCAGAGCCTTGTCAATACCGACTACAGCCGCCTGAGCGAAGCCAAGAACCGCTTGGATACTCAACAGGCCACGCTGAAAGCAATCATCCGCAAGGCCCGCGAAGAGGGCGACATTGATACTGAGACTGAGGCAAACCAGCGCCTGACAGATTTGACCATGGAGCAACGCCAAGTTGCCGGGTGGCTACAAACTCAGGGGCAGCAGGTCGAGCATATGCAGCGGCAGCCTGTCCAGCAGTATGTCCCACAGCAACTTGCTCCCCAGAAACCTCTTCCCAGCCCCAAAGCGGAAGAATGGGCTACCCGTAACCCTTGGTTTGGGCAGGATAGAATGTTGACATACGGGGCTTGGGGTATTCATCAAACTCTTGTGGAGCAAGAAGGTGTTGACCCCAATTCCGATGAGTACTATACTGAGCTTGACCGGAGACTTCGGGATGAATTTCCTCGACGTTTCCAAGACCAACCCAGACAACAGCGTTCCGCGCCTGCTGTTGCACCTGCTTCCCGTAGTTCGGGATTAAATACTAGTGCGCGCCGTACTGTCCGGCTTTCGCCGAGTCAGGTTGCTATTGCTAAGAAGCTGGGTGTTCCTCTTGAGGAATACGCCAAATACGTAAAGGAATGACCATGAGCAAAGATGAAATCACTATCGATAGAGCCCCTCGCGCAACCCGCGAAAAGGAAACTCGTCGCAAGCCTTGGACCGCTCCTTCACGCTTGGATACCCCACCGCCCCCTGAAGGATACGGATACCGTTGGATTCGCGCAGAAGTCAATGGATTCGTCGATAAGCAAAACGTGTACAGCAGCATTCGCGAGGGTTATGAGCTTGTGCGAATGGAAGAACTGCCGGAAGATTACCAAGGTCTGCTTCCTACTATTGATGAAGGAAAGCATATGGGGGTAGTCTCTACGGGAGGTCTCATGCTTGCAAAAATTCCAAACGAAACTGCGGAAGAACGTAATGCCTATTTCCGCCAGAAGGCCCGGGACCAGTTGTCGGCAGTGGACAATGAGATGATGCGGGAAAACGCTCACTCTACAATGCGCATCCAGTCCCCCGAAAGAAGTTCTAAGACAACTTTTGGGAGCCGTTAATTCGGTTTTTTAATCTTCTAGGAGCTACAAATGGCAAATGTGAATAAGCCTTTTGGTCTGCGCCCGATGGGTAATCTTTCAGCTACTGGCGCTCAAAAGCAGTATGGCTATCAGATTGCAAGCGGTTACGCTACGGCCATTTATCAAGGCGATCTCGTGGTTATTTTCGACGGATACGTCAGACTGTATGACGCTGCTACGCACACTGCCCCTATCGGCGTGTTCAACGGTGTTCAGTACAACGACCCAACCCGCGCTGACAAACCGACTTGGAAAAACTTCTACCCCGGTAGCGTTACTCCTAACATCGGCTACATTGTTTGCGAAGTTCTTGACGATCCCAACCAACTGTTCCTTATCCAAGCAGATGGCGCGGTTACTCAAGCAAACATCGGCAAAAATGCGGACCCCACCGCTTCCACCACTGGCAGTACCACCTCTGGTATCTCCAACGGCAGCCTTGGTTCGGCCTCCATTGCTAAGACTGCTGCATTGACGTTCAAAATCGTGGGCCTCTCTGAGACCGCGACGAACGAACTGGGCACTTACGCACAGGTGATCGTGAAACTTAATCAACATCAATACGGTAGTGTTGGCGTTGCATCTGACGGAGCATAACCATGGCAATTACACGTTCACAACTCGTAAAAGAACTCGAGCCCGGTCTCAATGCCTTGTTTGGCATGGAGTACAACCGCTACGAAAACGAACACACAGAGATTTTTGAGATCGAATCCTCTGACCGTGCGTTTGAAGAAGAGGTTATGCTGACCGGCTTTGGTGCTGCCCCCACTAAGACTGAGGGTGCTGGTGTGCAATATGACACCGCGAACGAATCGTTCACGGCCCGTTATACGCACGAAACCATTGCAATGGCGTTTGCATTGACCGAAGAAGCTGTCGAGGACAACCTCTATGACCGCCTCTCTGGCCGCTACACCAAGGCACTGGCTCGTTCCATGTCCAACACCAAGCAGGTCAAAGCCGCTGGTGTACTGAACAACGCATTTACCGGCGGCAATTATGTCGGCGGCGACGGCGTTTCTCTGTGCAACTTGAACCACCCGACTGCATTGGCGCAAAACTTCGCCAATACACCGTCAACTCAAGCGGACTTGAACGAAACATCTTTGGAGCAGGGTCTGATTGACATTGCCAGCTTCATCGATGAGCGCGGACTGAAGATTGCCATCATGGGCACGAAGATGATTGTTCCAAAAGAACTTCAATTCACTGCCGAGCGCCTGATGAAATCCACGCTGCGCACTGCTACCGCCGACAACGACATCAATGCCATCAAATCGATGGGCTTGATTCCTGAAGGCTATGCCGTGAACCATTATCTGACCGACACCAACGCATGGTTCATCATGACCGATGCGCCCAACGGTCTGAAAATGTTCCAGCGTTCGCCCATCAAGACCGCTTTTGAAGGCGACTTTGATACCGGCAACGTGCGGTACAAGGCACGTGAGCGTTACAGCTTCGGCTGGAGCGATCCTCGCGGCATTTATGGCTCGTCCGGTTCGACCTGATCTAGGAAAAACCCTAGCCTAAAGGGCCCCTTCGGGGGCCCTTTTTACGTCTAAAAACTGTCATAGATGCCATGGTAGGATGGCTTGCAGCGCGGTGCTGCAACAATTTTTTGGAGTTAAAAATGCTGTTTACTGTATCTATGGAGTTGGCCGATGGCGGCTACTTTGAGTTCTCTACCGAGTCCATTCTGAAGTTTTTGCAGACCGCTCAGATGTTGGGTAACACCGACATTGAAGAGGTGGAAGACGAAGACCAAGAGTTTGAGGCGTTTGTTGACTGCTTTGCTGAAGATGAAGAGTACGTCTATGACGAGGATGCCGAGTGCTATTGCTGGTACGACGAAGAATACGAAGCATGGTACTGGTTGGACGAAGAGGCCGGTGAATGGCTCTTGGTTGAAGACGAAGCTAAAGACGAAGCTGAAGAGGCTTAATTTGTGTTGGGTTCTAAAGGGGGCTTCGGCCCCTTTTTTTGTTCGTGTTCGTCGTAGTGGTGTATGCGGTGGCAGTTGGCGCATAGTGCTACGCACTGCTTTATTTCTTCGTAGGCCGTCTTAAATCTGCCGTTACCTATAAGTTCGTTGACGCTGTATTTCTTAGGCCCGACGTGATGAAAGTCAATCACCGCAGGGTGGGAGAACCCGCATTTGGTACAGGACAACCCCCGTTTGAACTCTAGCCATTCCTGCTTTTTCTGCTTTCGGGTTTTTTTTGACCTAGTCTTTACCTCATCCTTGTTTTTTTGGTAATGGTTAGCCGACCACTCCTTATGCTTGGCTTTACTGACTTTTGGGTCTTCGTACGGCATGGTCTTGACGCATCACAAAAATGGTGTATATTGTGGTTATCCGGGATTTCCGGTGCATTGGGCTGCCCCGGCAGACGACATACAGACCAATGTACCTAATTTGTATGTAAGGAAAAAACATGGCAAATACCACGTTCACCGGCCCAGTTCGTTCGCAGAACGGCTTTCAGTCCATTACCAAAAGCGCTACCACTGGTGCAGTCACCGTTGACGCTACTTTTGGCGCTACTACCAGCGTCACCAACCTGACCACCACCAACCTGACCACCACAAATCTGGTTACCACAAATTTGGTTTTTACTGATCAGAATCATCCTTCAACTGTCGCGATTAACGCAACGGCTACCGCCACCGCAGCACAGGTTGCGACAGGCTACATCACTTCCACTTCAGCCGCCGCTACCACTATCACGCTGCCCACAGGTACGCTGCTTGGCGCTGCTATTGGAGCCACCAAAGGCACTGTGCTGGACCTGTACATTGACAATACTGGCGGTGCAAGCACTGTGACTATTGCTGTGGCTACAAACGGCATTTTGTCTACCGCAGCCGCTGATTCTGCCGCCAGTTTTGGCGACCTGACCGTTGCTTCAGGTGTAACAGGTCTGGCTCGTTTCACTATCATGTTCTCCAGTGCAACGGCCTACGTGTTTACCCGTACTGCCTAATTGATCTAGGGGACTTCGGACCCCGTCTACAAGGAGCCCATCATGGCTTTTACATCTGACGTAAAACAGGCGCACCTTAATGGGAGCGGCTTTTTGGTAACGGGCCGAACCCGTGTCAAGGCCATTTCATATGTGGGCACTGCAACTGCGGGACATGTGTCGTTGTTTGACACCCTCACTGCGCCTGTGACCACGGCTACATACGGTCGATCTGGCACAACCGTGACCGTTACTCAAGCTGCCCACGGACTGACCACAGGAGACGTGATTGGGGTTGATTTTGCTGCGGGTACGGGGGGCACTGCCACAAACGGAAACTACTCTGTGACCGTTCTAACGTCCAGCACTTTCACCGTAACAGACATCAACTCGGGGTCCATTACTGCGGGCGCATCAATGGTGTATTCAACACGTTGGTTGTTGACTTACGATGTGTCAGCCACTGACATTTTTAACAATGCCCCACTAATTCCAGAAGACGGCGTAGTGGCCCGAGTTGGGGTGTATGCGCAGATGTCAAACATTTTGGCAGTAAACATTTATTACGGATAAGGAGTCCATCATGGGACGTGCAGCAAAAATGGCAGATGATCAGTACCAAGGCGAATGCCAGCCCGGTGCGCAGAAGCAAGACATGAGCAAGGGCGGGCCAAAACAAACGCCTAGGAAGCCCGGAAAAGGGCCTACAAGCTCGGTTTCCCCCCGTGGCGTAGGGCAGGCGCGTAACAAGCCCTGCAAGATGTACTAGGAGTTAGCTATGAAACCCGGTTTATATGCCAACATCAACGCAAAGAAGGCCCGGATAAAAGCGGGCTCTGGCGAAAAGATGAGGAAACCCGGGAGCAAGGGCGCTCCTACTGCCGCCGCTTTCAAGCAATCCCTAAAGACGGCAAAGAAACCCAAGAAATGAAAACCGCTGCATGGACGCGCAAAGAAGGCAAGAACCCCAAGGGGGGTTTGAACGCCAAAGGAAGAGCCTCCGCCAAAAAGGAAGGGATGAATTTAAAACCTCCCCAGCCGGAAGGCGGAAGCAGGCGCGACTCTTTTTGTGCAAGGATGACTGGCATGAAGAAGAAACTTACCAGCGAGAAAACCGCGAAAGACCCAAATTCCCGTATCAATAAAAGCCTCAAGGCGTGGAAATGTTAGGAAAAAATCATGGCACAAACCCAGCAAGAACTTGACATCATTGCCGAGCGCAAACGCGGCGAAGAGGAAGGGGCCAAGCCCGAAGGCCGAGCCAGTCTGGACATTAAATCGGCCCCGGTAAAGAGGCTCCAACCCGGTCAGCAGCCAATGGTTACTATGGATATGGTCAAAGCCAAAGGATTTGATAACCTGCGCGACTATTTGAACGACCAGAAAGGTTTGAAACGTCGCGTTGATAAGACCGCCGAAAAGTCATACGAGAACAAGGCGAAGTTTGACCCAGCCGCCTATAGCTCACATCCTTTAGAAACTTCCATGAGAAGAACGGAATATCGACAAAAGGCAGCGGACTTAGGCAAGAAGTATGCTAAGGGCGGGTCGGTCAAGCTTTCCGAAGCAGCAAGGCGCGGGGACGGGATAGCCATACGGGGCAGAACAAAAG